CCTGGCAAAACACCGTCACCGCCCTGGGCACCGTGGCAGCATCGCTGTCATGGCACCGCCCCAGTGCCGCCGTGTGGCTTCCGGAGGAGACTCTCGAGGCAATCTACATCGACGACGGGGTCGGCCGCAGAATCGTCACTGAGCCAGTTGACGCGGCCTTTCGGCAAGGGTGGTACCTGACGCCGCCGGGTGACATGGAGACAGACACGGCGCAAGCGGAGGAGGTCGATATCCTCGCGCTGCTCGATAGCGTCGATGCAGAGGCCAACCTGAAAGAAGCTCTGTACTGGGGGCGTCTGTACGGTCGCGGTGGGTTGCTGCTCGGGACCGACGATGGCACCGCTGACCAGTCCATGCCTCTCGACGACGCGAGCATCAAGGCACTGCTCTGGGTCGACCCGCTGACCTCGAAGGAATTCTCGGCGCACTCGCTGTACGACGACAAACGGTCGCCTCTCTTCGGGCAGCCCGAGACGTGGAACGTCATTCGGACGAACGCGACCCAAACCGTCGACACGCACGAGTCCCGCATCATCTTGACCCGCGGCATCCCGACTTCCAAGGAATTGCGTCAAGAGAACGAATGGCGCGACATCAGCGTGTTGCAGGCTGCCTACGAGGACCTTCGCAATTACAACAGCGCCAAGACCGGCATGGCGCAGATGCTCACCGACGCATCGCAGGCGGTCATGTGGATTCGCGACCTCCTGTCCATCCTGGCCGATGACCAGTCGGTTATATCGACCCGGATGCGAATCATGGAGATGGCGCGGGCGCTGCACATCATGCCGCTCGACGCCGGGGATGCCACCGGCCAGGGGCGGGAAGACTTCCAGTTCGTGGAACGGACATTCACCGGGGTGGCCGATACCTTCGACCGGTTGCTAGGCGCCCTGTCTTCGAGCATCGGCTGGCCGCAAACGTTCCTGTTCGGGCGCTCCCCCGCTGGCGAGAATGCCACCGGCGAGAGCGACCGGGCCATTTGGGATGACCTCGTCAAGGCTGAGCAGGACGAGGATTACAAGCCGCTCCTGCAACGCCTCGTGACCATCGCTGCCTACGTGACCGGCGCCACCGACCCAGAGGGCTGGAAGGTCGAGTTCAACCCGCTGCGCCAGGAGACGGACGCAGAGCGGGTCGAGCGCGAAGACAAGATTGCCGACACCGACGTCAAGTACATCGGCGCTGGCGTGCTGGACGAGCTCACGGTGGCAAAGCACCGCTTCGGCGGCGACGAGTACAACAGCCAGCCGGTCCGCCTCGAAGAGGCCGATGTCAAGGCCATGGAAGACCTGCAGCAGCAGGACCGCGAGCGGGCCGAGAAGATGGCGGAAGGGTTTGCTAAGATGCAGAGCAACCCCTCCGAGCCCGAAGAAGAGCCGGGCGATGACGAGCCCGAGGAAGATGAGGAATAATGTCCGAGAAGAAAAGTAGCACGAAACGCGAGGCAATCCCGGCGCCCCCGAAGCCGTTGGCTGAGCCGGAAGGCCCGAAGCCCAAAAAGGTCGTTATCCTGTTCCGGGGTCGCAAGTATCCCGCGGTGGTCCAGGACGGCGAGTTGGTCGGGCTCCACTGCAAGCCACCTCGGGCCAGCGGTTCGGACGAGTGGAAGGCGGCGGTCAAGATTGCGTGCATGTCGTGACTCGCCGCGACGTCGCCACCCAACTCCTGCGCATGCCGTTCACCGCGGCCGAGCAGGAGTTGTACGAGGAACGAGCGGCCATCCGGGAGTATGCCGGCAAGATGGCCAGTCGTGATGCCGAGCTCGCAGCCAAGGTGGACGTCCTGCTGTTCCGGCGCGAGCAGCCCCATCCGCGGGCGCATCGGGGGGTGAGGGTGTGAAACTCGCCCCCCCCACCCGCGAACCCCGCCAGGCCGAGGCAGCCTACATCCGCGACCTCACCCGCGTTTGGGGCGTGGCGCAGGCGCTGATTGCCATGGGGGTTGAGCCGTTGCTTGCGGTTTGGCCGGATGCCACAATGGATTCGAGCGGCGCGCCAAATGGCGAGCGGCGTATCCCCCCGGACGCTTCGGCAACCGGGTGCGCGGCCCCCTCGGGGGCCGTAGCGGCGGTCGGCGTCATAGAGTACAACCCCCTCCGCCCCCAACCCCGGCGCCGGTCAATCGAGGCGATGTCCGATGCGGAGCTGGCGCGGCTGTGGCCGACGGTGAGCCCCGCCGACATCCGCCGTCACGCCCCTTGGGCGACCTCCAGGGACGAGGTAGTGAGGGTTGCCTACCCTGGCGCCCCCAACGCCTCGAATGAAGCCGTGGAGGCCTATGTGCGCGAAGCGGTCCAGGTATCGCAGTCGTCGCAGTACTACCGACCAGGAGACGAGGCAGCCTCCCCCACGCCGCGTTTCCGAGGTCGGTATCAGGCCCCTGTGGTGACGACCACGGGCGGCTCGGTGGTTCCCCCGCCGCCGAGACCGTCCGTGGTCAACTCTACGACCATCGGCCAAACCCGCGAGTGGATGGAAGACTCCCTCAGCGAGGCCATCCACACCCGCAACCTCGAGCCCGTCGTGCTGGAGAACGGCTTTCGGACGGCGCGATGGAACGGACGCGAGGTCAAACGCGTGGCCGGCATCAATCCCGCCGATGACCCGACCGTGGCGCTCCAGCTCCGGCAGTGGCGACGCATCAATGTCAACCTCATCGAGAGCGGCGTCAAAGCCCAGGTCCGTGGCTGGCAACGGCGCAGCCTGCTCAACGACGTGGTCAAGGCGCTCGAAGAGGGTTTCGAGCAAGGCCTCCGGGTCGGGCAGGTGGCGGCGCGGATTGCCGAGCGGTTCGAGGTCTCGGAGAGCAGGGCGCAGCTCATCGCCAGGGACCAGACCCTAAAGCTCAACGGCCAGCTCAACCGCTCCCGCCAACGCGCGGCCGGGGTCGAGCAGTACGTGTGGGTGACGGCTCGTGACGAGCGGGTCAGGCCCGAGCATGAGGCTCTGGACGGGACTGTGCAGCGGTGGGATACGCCTACTTCGGAAGGGTTTCCGGGGGATGCTGTGCAGTGCTTCGACGGCTCACAGGTTGTCACGCTGGTCCCTGGTGTAGACAAACTCTGGCGTGCGCGGTTCTGCGGCGAAGCGACCGAGCTCGTCACGGAATCTGGTGAAACGCTCCTCGTGACACCGAATCACCCACTTCTTACCGACAAGGGATGGATGGTGGCGGGCGATGTACAGGTCTCGGACGAGCTGGTCACGGCAGGCGTGAAGGGCCTCGACGGTCTTGGCGTGCACCAGGATGACCATGTGACGTTTCAGCAGGTATTCGACTTTTTTGCGGAAGTCATCCCGGTTGAATCCGTGAAGGCGCCCGGTGCGAAGTTCTACGGCGACGTGGCGCCCGACGCGGATGTCGACGTTGTAGATGTCGATTGGGGACTGATGCTCGAACGCTATACGAGCCTGGCGAAGCCACTGGCAGATGTCGAGCTCGCCAGGGCCGACCACCCTGCTCTTAGCGCGGGCAGCCTTGACTTTCGCCTCATGGCTCTTGGTCGAGCCACGGACAGCATCGTGCGCCTTTCGCGTGAACTCCTTGCGCTCGTCTGGCGTCATCATGCTGTGCCGCAACAGCATAGCCTCACCTCTGGTTCGAGGCGTGATTCCGTTCTCGCGAAGGATGCGTGCCACAGGGGACCGACTGATTCCAACCTCGGCGGCGATAGCCTTGACGCTCATCGGCCGCCGGTACAACTCAAGTACGGTTTCAGCAAGGTCGTCTCTGCAATTCCACGCCCTCTTGACGGTCATGTTTACACCCTCCAATCACTCACGGGATGGTATCACACAGCCTGTGTATCCGCAAACTGTCGGTGTACGGCTCGGGCTGTGGTGACGGACTTCGATTAGAACAGAGTCTGCTGTCGCCTTGCCGTATCGCCCTGGCTTCTATCAACCTACGTCTGTCACTCATACCCTCCCCTTTCGCATCAACCCTAACCACCCTCGCGCGCGACGTCAAACAATGGCGACTGCACCAAAACGGTGCATGGTTGACCGGTGCACCAAATTGGTGCAATACTCTCTGCAATGGGCCGACTCTATTTCACTGTGTTCCGCATCGACTCCCACGAGCAGGTGGGTGACCGGCTGAAAGTCATCGGGCACTTCGCGCGGACGGGGATTCAGGAATACAGCGACGGCATGGGCGGCACGGTCAGAGAGTACCGCGCCCCCGGTGAGGTATTTTCCGATGCGTCCCTCGCATCCTGGCACGGCGCGCACGTCACGGTGCGGCATCCTTCGGCTGGCATGGTCACGGCCGATAACTGGTCCGACCTCGCTGGTCAGGGAGTCGTGGTTGGACATCTCGGCGATGACGCGCATCGGGCCGACGATAGCACCCACGCCGAGACGACGATTTGGATCAGTGACGCAGACGCGCAGCGGCAAGTCCGGTCGGGTGAGCTCACCGAACTCTCGGGCGGCTACACCGCGAGTCTGCTCGAAGCCCCGGGCGTTGACCCGACGACTCGGGAGTCATTCGACGCTGCGCAGACAAACATCAGAGGCAATCACGTCGCGATGCTCGGCGCCGGTGAGGCGAGGGGCGGACCGTCGGTGCGGATTCTCGATAGCGAGAACCGCTGCATATTCGATGGCAACGACGGCGACCGCCGTCCGGAGGAAAACAGGATGAAAGTCAAAATCCGTGTGGACGGGCTCGACTACGAGGTCGAGGTCGCAGACGGCAGCAACCTCGCAACCGCTTGGGATCGCCAGGAGAAGGCGCACGCCGAAGCAGTCAAGACCCTCACCGACGAGCGCGATGCCGCCGTCAAGAAGGCCGACAAAGCCGAGGGCGAGCGCGACGCCGCCCAGGAGACCATGGCCAAGCATCCGGCCATCCTGGCCGCTGCTGAGGAAGAGGGCAAGGCGCTCCTGGCCGACGCCAAGAAGGTCGCTGGCAAGGACGTTACCGGCGAGAACCCCGAGGCCATCCGCAAGGCCGCTCTCGAAGCAGCCGGCGTCAAGGTCGACGGCAAGTCCGACGACTATATCGAGGCTCGCTTCGACGCATTGGTCGAGGCCAAGCCGGCCAAGTCCGCCGCGGAGAACCTGCGGCCCGGCATCACCACCGACGGCGCTCCCGTGAAGCTGGACGCCGATGACGTCGCCCTGACTTCGATGGGCGGGAGGTAGAAATGGTAGTCCAAGCAGCAGTGGCGGATCCGACCGCCGTAGAAGGGGCAGTCGCTGAGATGCTGCCCGAGGATGCGATCAGTGGCAAGTGCGAAGGCGCTTTGCAGGCTGGCCGACTCGTGGTGTACGGCACGACCCGGGACGAGCAAATCGCCGAAATGGCCGCGCTCCCCGCAGTCGACGTCGATGCCATCGCCACCGCGGCGGTCATCGGCTCGGCAGCGGCCGCGCAGTCCATCGGCGCTGGTGTGTTCGACGGTGTCATCGGCTTCGACCGCATCGCACCATGCCGCACCGTCGTCGTGGTCTTCGACGCTAACGCCGATTGGGACACCCCGTCGGGCGAGTGCCGGGTCGACATCTACGGCCACGATGCATTCGGCGCCGAAATCAAGGACACGGTCAGCCGCGCCAACGTTGGCGCTGTCCAGCAGACCATCGCCACCGAGCACGCTTTCGCGTCGGTCAATCGCATCGACATCGAGGCCTGCAACGGCGCGACCGGTACGGCCACCGTGGGCGTCAACAACGACAAGGTCGAGCTCTCGCAGTACGACTATCCCGGGCTCGCCATCTACCGCGCTGGCAAGCAGCCCAATACGGCGCTCCGCAACTTCGCCGATG